GCTGACTTCGGTATGATATTCGCTCCCGATCGATTTTATGAGGCTGACCTGCTCTGCCATCGTGGCGTGCGCGACATCCCGCATCGCCGGCGTCATCACGAAGTCGACCGATATCCCGCCTTCTCTAAGGATTCGCTTGAGCGCGTCCTGCGACCGTCGCGCGGCTGCCTGGGTGAACCACCGCGCAAGCTTCGGCGCCGCATCGTTGATCCGTTTTTCCCAACGCTTGCCGAGCATGGACAATTCCCGCTCGAACTCGCGCGCTGGCGTGGCATCGAGCGCCATGGTAGGCGGCGTCTCGCGATACTGCGCCTTGAGGAAATACGAATACGAACCCTGCATTTCGCGCACCAGCCTCGCCAGCTTGGCGCGATACCGCGCCTCGATCCCGGCGTTCGGGTGGACCGGTTTCAGGACCGTATATTTACGCTTTGCCATGGTACCGCAGCACTACCCAATCGTGGGGAATCTCAAGCCTGATCTCGCGGCTCAGCAGCATCCTGAGGATCTCGCGCAGGGTCAACTCGACGATCACATCGGTCTTTGCCACCCGGCCTCGCCGCAGCTGATAAAAGATGTTCATTAGCCAATCTCGTTTTTGTTGGCTTCCCACCATCGATTATAACATTCGTCGCACAGAGGACGCGGAGGCGCCCAATCTTCACGACCCCTTACGTCTGGAAGTCGTTTTCCACAAGAGTCGCACTTCTTGTTAAGAAGCCAGTTCATCATTCGTCTCCCCCGCCACCCTTGTCATCCTTGACACCGTCGGCGGATTCCGCGTCGACCTTGGCCGCGCCGCCAGCGCCAGGCCCAAGCAGACCTTCCTCGGCCGGCGGTTCCGGCACATCGTCGGGGTCGAGCCCTGTATATGGCAGTTCCGGATCGTCGATGATCGCCTTGCGGACCTCGCCCGGGCTGATCGCGCCCATATCGACATACTTCTGGTTTCGGTCGGCGTCGTCCTTTTCCTTCTGGCCCTTCTCGGCCAGCGTCATGTCGCGCAGCTTCTCCCAACGATGCGTGATCTCGGGATCGATCTCACCGAACAGCGACCACTGCTGGAAATTGATGATCTTGCGCAGGTTCGGGTCCAGCACGCGGGACTGGTACGCCATGATCGTGTCGTCGTAAGTTTCGATCTCACCCTCCGAACTATTATGCGTTAGAATACCGTTTGCGAAAAATTCAGGAAGGTGCCCCGGCGCTACCGTCAAGTCATATACAGACTCAGACGCTTGAATCCTTTTCACTCTCAGCACGCTGTCCTTTGCGCCTGGGCCATTTTTCAGGATGCGCGAGATAATATGCGCGATAGTATTCGGGACGAGGCCGGCTAGCCGTAGAGCATTTCCGCGAGCAAAACTTAGCGTCCTTGCGAACTGCTGTGAAAGCCACTCCGCACATGACACAAGCACAAACCGGCCGCGGTCGTGCCTGCGACATGCGGTTCGCCCGTCTGTCAGCGAGCGTGCAACTGCGGCTGCAAAATTTCTTTCGGCTTGGCGGCTTTTGGATGATGAACATCGTTGAGCAATGCAGGCAACATCGGGATTGAGGTTCGCCCCCGCGACCCCTTCGAAGGCCAAGATCGATGCCGTGGAGTTCGGCATGGAGAGTGCCATCAAGCGCCTCGAAATTTTCGATCTGATTATTTTGTTTGTTTCGGTCGATATGGTGGATATGAAAGCCGTCCGGAATAGGCCCGCGATGCGCTTCCCAAATCTTCCGATGGAGATAGACGGCTCGCTTTGTAACCACGTCCCAAGCGATGTAATACCCGTTCGCGTTTTCCCACCACCACTGCCCACGCCATGCCACTGATGGCCCATTTTTGGTTTTTCGTTTTTTTCGCCAATCGACAATAGGAGGTCCCCACGCCGCACATTCGCGGCAGGAACAAATGCGTTTATCAATGGGAGCCAAATCGGGTGATTCGCCGTGCATCTCAGAACCTTGTCGGACGTCTTTATTTCAATCAATTCAGTAGCATATTTGGTCACGCCAGAAAAGGTAAGGGGCGCAAATCCACGTCGAGTCAGCACCATATCTGACAGTGTCACGTCGCTAATTGGCACTTGACCGCGATCAGTCAATATGAGCGTGTCGGCGGTCAGGCAGGCGTTCAAGCCTGAAGGCTGAATCCCGGTAAATTTCACAAGGGGAATTCGGTGCACGGCCGCCATGTGCTCCTGCGCTTGCGCCTGCAACTCATGCAGCCCGCTCAATGAAGCGCTCACATTTTTGAAATCTTCGGTATTTTTGTTGACAACGAAGGTGCCCTGGTTGTCGCGCAGCATGTTGAACATCGCCACTCGCCCGAGCAGCGCGCCGAGGTTGCCCGGCTGCATCTGGGTCGACATATCGGTCATCAGCACCATGACCGAGAAGCTGTGGATCAGCGCGGCGACCGATTGCCGGGTCTGCAGCCAGATGTCGACATAGGGCTTCGCCATTTGTGTCAGCGACAGGCCGCTGAACGAATAGGCCGGCTTGAGCATGTCCGGGACCGGGTGCCCGATGAACGTCTGCAGCCGGGTGCCGTGGATCTCCTGGCCCATCACGAACCAGACCTGCGGATTGTACCAGTCCTCTCGCAGCGGATTGATCGCATTGTACATCAGCGGGTAAGTCCACACCGGCTCGATCGAACGCAGGCCCTTGAACGATCCCTTCGGCACCTTGGTCCTGGTCGTCTCGTCCCGGCTGTCGCCGATCGGCGATTTCAGTTCCTCGTTATTGATGTCGTCGCTGTCGGTGGTGCGGATATCGCAAAACAGGTGCATCCGGCCGAAGAAGCCGTCGCCGCGGGACATCTCATAGAAGCGATCCTTGACCATCAGACGAAGCTGGTCGTCCTTGAGCGCCTTGACCTTATCCAGTTTGCCGGCGTCCGAAACCCGCTTGTTGCGCTGGTCCGGATCAGCCATGCGCTCATCGTAGCCCTGCGGGTCTTTGTCGCGTTCCTCGCGCTGCTTCTGCTCGTCGCCGACGACATCGAAGTCGATCCATTTGCGCGTGGCGTCGTCGGCAATCGTCTCGGCCATCACCCGGAACTCGGGCCGCTGCGCCAGTTCGGACAGATACGTGAAGCCGAGGAACACGAGGCCTTGGCCCGGTAGCGAGTCGAATTCGCCCCCCGCAAGCCACCCTTGGCCGGCAAAATTGAGGTTTTCGGTGAGCGCGTTGTCCATCGCCATGGTCGGCAGACTGAGCGATTTCAGCTTGGCGATGACCTGCGGCGGATATGTCGGAAGTCTGAACGGGTTGTTTTCCGCGGTGCGCCGCTGCTTGGTCGAATACCGCCGGCTCATTTCCTCGATCTCGGGCAGCAGATGCATCACGTTCCGGAAATCGAACGAATCGGCCTTCGGCTCGGCCGGCACCGTCAGCGCCTTCGATGGCTTGACCTTCGGCGCCGCGACAACCTTTTGCTTTGGCTGCATCGACGGCTTGCGGCCTGCGCCTGGTCGATGTCCGCCGCGTGCCATCAGGGCGTCCCCGCCGGCCGGTCGATCGGAGTGGCGGGTGCCACATACTTCGGCCCCGGGCCTTTTTCCCGGTGCATGGTCAGATCGATGACGATGCCACGGTGCATCCTCGGGATCTGCAATTCAGTGCCGCGCACCATCGAACGGCTGATCAGGATCATCGCCGTTATCGCCGCGATCGCGACCGGTAGCCGCCACTTCCACGATAGCTCACGCCGGCTCATTGACTGGCTCCACGATCAGACTGATGAAAACGCGATCTGAAACCGCGTTCGGCGCAAGCGGCAGTTCCTCGGTCGAGGCAAACCGCATCGGGACTTTCAGGAATGCCCCGACCGCTTTGACGTAGTGATCGATCGACGCCTTGAGGTGCCCACCTATGACGACCTGGACCAGATCAAGCACCGGCGTCGGATTCAGATAAGCGCCATCAGGATCGCGCGCCGATACGCCGCCGAGCGGCATCGCATAGAACACGATGGTGCGGTCGAGATCGCGCTCGAACGATCGGGCCATCTTGCCCTGGCGCTTGGCCTGCGCCGCGGCGAGGCGGCCCTGGCGCTTGGCCTGCGCCGCGGCGAGGCGGCCCTGGCGCTTGGCCTGCGCCGCGGCGAGGCGGCCCTGGCGCTTGGCCTGCGCCGCGGCGAGGCGGCCCTCGGCACCGGCCTTG